AGTTTGACCTTGTAGATGAAAAGAAGACAGCAATCCGCGAGGTTGCATTACCAAAGCCAAAAGAAAAAAGGCTAATTTGTAAAGGGTGTAATGAACATGAGAATGCTACCCTGGCATTTTTCCAGGAACGTGGTATTAAAGACAGAAACGCCCTTGCTACCATCATGGGTAATATTCGTCAGGAATCAACTTTTGTTCCTAACATTTGTGAAGGTGGTAGCAGAACCAGTTGGAGTAACTGCGGTCGTGGTTACGGACTGATTCAATTTACATCTGCTTCTCGTTATTATGGATTGGGTGATTTTGCTAAAAAAATAGGAGGTAATCCTTCAACACTTGATACTCAACTTCGGTATATTGTTACTGAACCGCAGTGGAAGAGTATTGAACGTAATATGAGAGTTCCTGGAAAATCCATTGATAGGTATATGAATTATGCCTACACCTGGTTGGGATGGGGACATCATGGTGCTCGCACTTCGTATGCCCATGATTATGCTTCCAGACTGATCGTGGTAGAAGTTTGATATATAAGGGGAGTGCTTGTACTCCCCTTTCTTATATTTAAGAAATAAGAAACCAGATAAGACAACATAAGTACCAGTCCACAGCACAAGGCACTGGAGTACCCTTAGAGTGCCTCTAAGGACTTTCTGGGGGGAGTAGTCTTGACGAAGTAAGAGTATCTAAGTAGAATACCTTTGTTGGGTTTGAAGATAAGTTATAAGAAATATCTAAAGTACTTAGAAATAAATATATCAGAACCATTGGTTATTCATATGGGAATACATAATCTCCCAGATTCGGAAAAAGATATAGTAGATGTCCTTGCAAAAGCAGGTTATTTAAAGGCAAGCAATGATAAAGTAGAAATTTCACTAGAATCTGCAAATATTTTAAATGTTCAACCAAAAGGAAATGTATTTGGAGCAAAGATTAAGGTAGAAGATAATGGATCTATTACACCTACTTTAACTTTTGATACTAAAAAACTAAGAGAAAAGAAAAATTATATTTCACCAGAAGATTTGATAGATAATGCCTTAGAAGAATTCTGGGAGAATCGATGATGTTTAAAATATTCGAAGTTAAAGAAGGTAAGTTTAAAGTTCTGCCCACATTAAATCAAAAATATATAAAGGGATTTATTATTTCATCTATTGTTTTATTATTAGTATCTGGTTTATCTGGATGGCTAAAAATAGATGAGAAGCAACTATGGAAAATATATAATGCTATAGTTCAACACTTTGGATTAACACAGGATATATCAATACCACAGGATATAGAGAAGCAAATTGAAGCAAAGATAGAGATTGAAGTTGATAGGGCAATTAGAGAATATGAGGACTTGACAAGGGACTCAGAACCACCTAGGATACCTTTGCCACGGTTGATTGAGAAAGCTCCAGATGAAGCTTTATGTTATTCGGAAGATTGTAAGAAACTTGGAGGTGAAATGAGACTCTGTGCTCCATGGGTTGACACTTGTAGAGAAGAAGATGTAAAATAGAATATAGTGGGTCTGTAACTCAGTTGGTAGAGAAAATTGTGTCGGAGGTTCAAGTCCTTCCAGACCCTATTGACAATCAACTCCAAAACTGGTATGATTGTCTTATAAGGGCTCATAGTTAAGCGGATATAACTACCGCCTTCTAAGCGGTCGTCCCTGGTTCGATTCCAGGTGAGCCTGTTGACAATTATACTCAACTACTCTATAATTGTCTTATTGCGAAATTGGTGTAGTGGTAACATCCCATCCTTCCAAGTTGGTGTCACGGGTTCGAATCCCGTATTTCGCTTGAGAACTTAAGTTCTCAAATTACACACAAACACACAGGAGAATAACTATGACACCTTATGAACTTCGTTTCGAAATCTTTAAGCAAGCATACAATATGCTAAATGACCAGTTCAGTATTGAAGTAGATACTGCTCGTTATTGGAATGCAAATTCTGCAAATACTGTGAAGATGGATTATCCAGAGTTTCCAACTCTACAGGATGTTCTTAAGCAAGCAGAGACGATTAATGATTTTGTAAGTTCTAAGTAATAGAACATTCCTGCTTAGCACAGTTGGTAGTTGCGCTGGACTGTTAATCCGGATGTCGGGGAGCATAGCTCAGCGGTAGCAGCGTCTGCTTTACACGCAGAATGTCGGGGGTTCGAATCCCTCTGCTCCCATATATAAATACTTCAAAAAAATAATGGACGAGTTATACCAATCATTACATAAAGCACAGACCAGTCTTTTCTGTTTAATGCAGAAGACATGGGTGTATCATTGGAATGTAGTTGGTTCTGATTTTTTTGAACTACATGAAGCATTTGGTGAACAATACACCGCGATGCAAGGTGAACTAGATAGACTAACTGAGCACATGAGATATCTTCGTATGAAGGCTATTTCATCAATCAGTAGAGTTGTTGAGACATGTGAGATTCCAGAAGCATCAACAAATCCAACTGATAAGTCTATGGTTTCTCAGTTGCTTTCTGACAATAAAAAGATGATTGAACTTCTGACTTCAGTTGTAGAAGAATCGGAGAAAACAAAGCAATACACTACATCCAATATTGCTCAAGATTTAATTGAAACTCATGGTAAATTTGTTTGGATGTTACGTTCCTATTTGAAAGAATGAAAAAGAAAACTTTTAATAAATTAATTCAAAAACCCTTGAGGTTTCACCACCAAGATATTCATGAAGAACTTGATGAAATGAAGTTACAATTATTAGAGATAAGGAGATTATTGGAAAATGTTAATAGTGAGATGCAAAGATTGCAACAAGGAGATAGTAAGCACGAATAAAACACAGGTTTGTGGTTGTCAGAATATGATGACCGTAAAAGGTGATAGTGTCTCCGCAGTTGACTTAAGTAGAGTAGTTATGGTAAACTCTACAAAGAAAGAACAAAGAAATGTTCTGACTTCTCAAGACCTTGCTTTTCAGGAAGCAAGAAGACAACGTAAAGTTCGTAAATTGGACTTTGAGATTCGTTGATTAAAAATGGAAGGTCAAGCAGATTGGCGACTGCAGCGCTCTTGAAAAGCGTCGAGGTGTTAAAGCCCTTGGGAGTTCGACCCTCCCACCTTCCGCTTAATTAAGTTTCAATTGATACCAAATTAAGATTTTATTTAGTTTTCTGTATTGTAGTGTTACAAAACTCTGACATTTGGTTGACGTTCAAAAGTCCCTGATTAGTATATAATAGTAATACGCATCACAGAAATGGACCAACACACTTACGAAAACTGGGTCCGCATCAAAGAAACTTTCGAGGCTTCTGGAAATACCGATAATATGTTCTATAAGAGAGCAGTAGAAATAGCAAAGACCAGAAGAGATCCTCTTGCCAAATTCCTTGGAGATGAAAAGTGATGGAACCTCATGATGAATTCATCAGTCGTTCTGAAGTGCAGGAGATGATCGATGCTGCTATACGAAGGCACAATCGGAATGCTTCCATTATTTCTATGTGCGTTGGTTGGGTTGTCCTTGCTTTATTTGCTGAAGGACTTTTAAGACTTGTAGGAGTTATTCCACCAGTATTTCCATGGCTGAACATCACTTTGAACTAATCTTTTTAGTTCCTTGGTTGGTTTTGGTGGGAATATCTCTCACAATGATTGTGCAGGGATGGATGATAATGAATGCCCATTATGGATACTCAAAAAGTCCAAAAGTAAAACACCCAGAACTTAACGACGTTAAAGTAGGAGACCCTTTACTAGTGGTAAGATTTACTGAAGAAGACATCAAGCAACTACAGCAAAGAGTTATGCAGCAAAAAATGGATGAGCTTTTTGAAGAACCATCAACATACGAAGACGATGACGACGACGGACTGGATCATATTCATTGAGTTTCTTTCACATATGCTCTATATGTTTATAGCATTCATGTGTGGTCTTATTATTGGTTACATAGTAGGTTTTAGAAATGGAGGAATGTAATGGTATATCGTCCAGATGATAAAGAAGATCCAACAGCAAATGACTGCAACTATAATTTTCCTCAGGTTATTTTTGCTTTTATATTAGGATTGTCTACTATGTTTTTACTATCGATAGACGAAATAAGAGATTTCAAAGGATGCGATTATCGACAAATAGAGGTTAAACAATAATGGAACATTTATTGGGAAAAATATTGATCATATTAGCAATGCCTTTTGTTGTTGCTACTCTTTATTTCGGATCAAAGAAAGGAGGATACTATGATTCCGAAGACTATAAAGGAAATGGAACCGCACACTAAAAAGAGATACGACTTTGCTATGTCTTCTTTTGTGAGAATGCACGGTCACTCTGTGCTGCATAATCATGATATCAAGCAGTTTTGTACTGAGTGGTCTTATAGAGATGATACTGCACCATTACAGGGGATTGACGAAGTGGACCAATACCTGTATTATGAATACAAGCACTGGAGGGGTAGATGATCTTCCATCTCGTTGAGACACTTGCAGCAAGTCCTTTCTTTCTTTTTCTCTGCGGGATGGGGTTGACAGTCGTTCCTTTTGCTGGTATTATGTTTATACATAAAGATAAGTAACCGGGTGTAGTAGAAAAGTATAACTCTGCGTTTGGGACGCAGCGAAGAGGGGGCAGTACCTTCCACCCGGATCATAAAAACCACTTTATGACATGAAAGAACTAGAAGTACTTCAATCATTTACAGTCGAAGAGTTTCAAAATGATTTTGATAATCTGATAGAGAGAGTTGAAAATGGTGAATCATTTATTATCAAAGATGGAAATAGAAGTGCTATAATAGTTCCTTATAAGGAAACTATAAAGTATGCTTTAGACTCATTAAAACCCGATGTGGATGATGAACTGATACACATTCACACAGACCATGAAGAAGGTTCGTGATTTTTATGGGAGTATAGCTTAATGGTTAGAGCGCCCTGCTTATAACGGGGTAGTCTGGGTTCAACTCCCAGTACTCCTATTGCTGGTTTAGCTCTCTGGTGAAAGCACTGTCCTCATAAGACAAGATAGGTCGGTTCGATCCCGACAACCAGCATAGGACACCTCTCAAAGTGTCTCACTTGACTTCTCTAAGTCAAACCCTTATAATACTAAGGTCAACATTCAAAACAATGACTCTTACAGCAAAATTCAAGAAAGACATTCAAACTCTTCGTGGTGCAGCAAACGGTGAATTTTATCTTGATGTAAAGAATCCGAAACTTTACAAGAAAGTTCGTCGGTACTATGAGAGTGAAGGTGTAGTATTTTCTGGTGATCCTTTGGATGACTATGAAATGCTCATGGAATATGTCTATCAAGATCTTGAATCTGTTGAGGTTGCCTGATGAAGGTTACTAGGAAACCAACCGTTCTTATGGAACGATTTCCTTATCGTTATATTCAAGTTGGCACCTTGGAAATTAATGGTAAACCAGATTGTCGTATTCAAAAAGTAGATTCTTATACTGGTCGTTATCGAGATATGTATCTCTGTGATAATGAAATGCAGTTGATGACTGCAATGGAAGATTTTAATTATACTAAATGGTTGGATCCAGATAGGGTTCCTTGTTATGTAAAAGACGATTGATAAATAAATCAAAACATCTTTACAAAACATGGTAATCAAAAAGTCTACACCAGCACCAGTTTCTGTGACTGCATCTACTAGTTCCACAAACAATACAAAAGAACTGGAAACTAAGATTGCTGAACTAGAAACTAAGTTAGAAACTTTAATCTCTGTTCTGAAGGCAAATCCTAAGAACAACATTGAAAAACTTTCTAATGGAACACTTTGAGTCTCGGATAGACTTAAAACCTGCCCTGGTCGGGAACCCCCCCCTCGTAGTCACGGAGAGACTTTAAAAGAACTGGTGGAGTCAATATGACCCTGTTAGGTTTCTTGCTTCCTTAAAAGGCAAGTAGAAATCTTACTACATATAAATAAGTTAAGTTATATG